ACTTTGCTGTTTTACTGTAATTACATTATAGCACATGGGAGTATGTATGTATATTGACATAATCCCCAAATTTACATGGCCTTATGTGCGATATCTTTGTTGCATTTGTACATGGTCTTATGTGCTCAATTGTGATACAATGGTATTACAAGGAAAAGAAGGATATTTTAATTACCTAATAGGAAGGGGAGCGACATGCAAGAAGAGAAGAAAAGTACTTATGTGGGCTTCACAGAGGCACGCAAGGAAGCGAACAGGCGGTATATGGAAAAATTCGTTGAGGTCAAAGTCCGGATGACGCCGGATGAAAGAGACGCAGTGAAGGCCCACGCTGCTAAGATGGATGAAAGTACCAATGCATTCATCAAACGCGCTATTGACGAAACTATGGACGCTGACGGGCATATTATGAAGCCCGTGGCCAGTCCAGCAAAATAGAGAAAATGGAGGGAACAAAAATGGCTAAATACACTATATATCATGTCTGCGGACACAAAAGCGAGGCTGAACTTTTCGGGAAAAACGACTATAGAAAAAGCAGAATCGCATATCTTGAAACTACTATATGCGCAGCATGTCGCGCAGAAGAAAAAGCCCAGGAATCCGGCGGCGAGTGGGTCAAAATGTCTTACAAGGAGTATAAGGCCGAATACAGCCATTGCGAAAAAATGGACTATGATCCAAAGGACAAAACAATCATGGTCTTAGTAGCGCCAAAGACAAACAAACAGATGGCCGAAGAAGAATTGAAAACGTTGGGCATTCCGGAAAAAGCGATTGAACATGCATTTGATATCGGCCATGAAAAGTATAAAAAAAATTATCAAAGAATATTGGAAAAAACAAAAGGTCAGGAGCTTCCCGCGGAACAGCAAGAAGCTAAAGAAATAATCGAAACCGTAATTAAAGTTTTTGAAAAATATGATTTATAAGGAGGAAACATGAAAGTAAAAGGCGTATGGAATATAAAGCAAATGCCCGTGAAATATGTGGCAGAACTGGAAAATGGCGAGTTGGCGACATTTAATATAGTCCCCTTCCGGAATGTGTCGGCTGACGAATTAACCCCATTCAAGGGACATCACCCCACCCGCCAGAGCAGCACCGAAATGCCAGAATATTTATACAGGTTTTACGGTCTGGAGGTTTGACAAGTGCCACAGCATCTTGTATAATAATATTGTCATTCCCACCGATAGGGGGATGTGGATTGAAATACAAAAAGTAAAAATGACACAAAAAGAAAGAAAAATAGCGGAAGACCGGATAAGCGGAACCCGCTATTTTTTTTAAAATTCCTATAATGATTTTGCAAAAACCCCTTGACGAACTAACACTATAGTGTTATACTAGTATTAAGTTAAAGAACAGAAAACACATAAAAAAGGAGAATGAAATTATGAAAACACCAACAATGAAAGAAATTAACGAAATGAAAAGAATAGTTAAGAAAGCAACTGGAGGGAACATGAAAGACATCGAAATCACATCTTGCAGTGCCAGTGTAATCAGTTATAAGTATTTCGCTACAAATCATGATCGCGTAACTAATAATTACACTCACGGAACGGTTGAGGTGTAATATGAAATTACAAAAACTAAGAGTCCGGGCCGGATACTCCCAGTCTGGACTTGCAAAAGCGGCAGGGGTATCCTATTCCCTGATCCGCAATATTGAACAAGGCCAGAAACGCATCGAGGGAATGTCAGGCGAAAAGTTGTATAAGCTTGCGCTGGTGCTGGGGTGCCGCATGGAGGGTTTTCTCGATACGAACAGTCTTGTGCGAGAGGTCAAGAAGAATTACATAGGCTCAGCATGGGGGAGTTTAAGGACAGAGGAGCAGGAGATGCTTCTTGACGGCGCGAATGCAGTTGACGGAAGAACCGGAAACAATATGACGGGCGATGGTGAATGCACTATTGACCTTTCCGTATACCCGTTTTCGGCGCATGGAAGAGTCGTGGATGGTGAAATTGAAATTGCTGATATCGCAGTCATATACAATAGCGAAGAATAGGAGGTTGACACATTGAATAGTAAGCCTATTCCCACAGATACCCAATTTGGCCGACTAACGGTAATAAGAATATCCGGCCGATATGAAAAGGGTCACAGTGCATACTATGATTGCCGGTGCGAATGTGGCAATGTTGTGTCTGTTAGAGGCGATACATTGAAATGCGGAGACTCGAAGAGCTGCGGATGCATCCATGACGAGCTTCTGAGAGAGAAGTCTAAAAAGGCTTATGACAAGAATTTCAAGGATGGTACTAATATTCCCAAGCTGAAATTTGATTCGCGGCAATCAAACAATACGTCAGGAGTACCTGGCGTGAGTTGGCACAAGAAAAGTCAAAAATGGTGGGCGAGAATACAATTTATGAAAACATCGTACTCGCTAGGGTTTTTCGATAATATTGAGGATGCTAGCAAAGCTTATAAACGGGCAAAAGAAGAGTTGCACAGAAAATATCTGGAAGAGAAAAAGAACACATAAACAAAGCCCCGGCTCATCACCGGGAGAAAAGGATGAACAAATATGAAAAGATATGAATTCACAGATTCGCACGAATTGAGCGAAGAAGCGTTTTGGGTTTACAGTAATAGCAGTTTTGCTTTTTACAAATCGGGTGACACTTTTTATGTGGCTGATAATAGTTCGGTTGATCCGTGGAAACTTGGAACTTTGGAAGACGTTGAAGAATATCTATTGGTTTTTGCTGATAACGGCGGATGAAATCATACAAAACCTTAGAAATAGCGGGAACCGGACAGCTGGAACCCGCTATTTTTTTATAAAACTCTTATAATCTTTGATTTTACTTTTTTAGACAAAATATCTGCCTTTGATTTGGATATGTTCATGGCGAAAGTAATTTCTATGATACTTTTGTTCCGGCTCCGAAGGTTGAAAAACTCCATTTCCTCCGGCGTAAAATTACATAGTGTACGGAACCGCTCAATTTCTGGCATTGTAAAATCGCATATTTTGAGTTGCTGGGCCATTAAATTGCTCCATTCAAAGAGGATGCCGTTATTAGCATCCCTGATTTTATTTGCTTATTCTGCATATTCCCAATGATATCCATATGCTGTACTTTTTGTATTTTTACAACATCTAAGTATTGATCCACCAGCACCCTTTCTATATGAATTTGCTCGCGCCGCCTCGCATGCAGATTCGTATTTGTCAATTATATTTCCTTTTTCGTCAAGTTTATTGACTTTCTTTTTATGAGTCATTCCTTTATAATCATTTAAAACCATTTCATTATCATCATTTTCATATCTCCATATATAACCACCCGCTGTCTTTTTCTTTCCTTTGCAACATTTTGCGATATGACTATGGTCTATATTTAATTCCCTTTCGGCAATTCTTGCTCCATCCCATTTTTTAATAAATTTTCCAGATTTATCATATTGATTTAGTTTAACTGATATTTTTAATCCGGCTTTTTTATAATCCGTATTGGAAATTACTTTTTGAATACGTGTGCCATATATATTATTATATTTAACTGTACACCATTCAAGATTAAAATCATAATTATTTTTCTTATCTTCATTCTTATGGTTTACACATGGAAGATTATCTGGATTTGGTATAAATGAATTAGCTACTAGTCGGTGAATAGTACACGTTTTCATTTTTTTATTTTTGTATAAATTGACAGTATAATAGCCACATTTATTCAAATTCGTTTTTAATATTTTTCCTTTAATTCTTTGGCCATTGTGAGCAATCCTATCAAGACTTCTGACCCGTCCGCAATTGCTGATTTGATATAGATTATCAAAGCCTTCAATGTCTTTCCAAATTTCTTCGATATTTTTTCGCATAAAAATAAAACCATCCTTTCGTCTTTATCCTATTATTAATGCATGGAAAGCGGTTAGGATTTACCGCCTTGTCGTGTTGCAATCACTATCCATGCATATAAATTATATCACAAAAATCATAAAATAGCAAATATAAAGGATGCCGTAAATAGCATCCTTGGATTTATTTCTTTTTCGTTTTTGTCCCTTTAGAATTCTTGTTCTTTTTAGTTCTGGTTTTTGTTATTTTCGTCGTTGCCATTTATCCACTCCATAAATGCTTTCCATTGCTCTTCGGTTATGTCACTCGTTACGATATTTCCGCTCTGATTTACCGCTGTGTATACTCCTGTGGCTTCGACAGATGATACATAATCATACGATTGCCATGCATATAGCCAAATCATATTCGAGGCGAACAGCAATATGGCTAATATCAATATAGTTATCCATTGCCGCTTTATGGTTTCTTTGAGCTGCGTCAATATCTCCGTGGCAAAATTAATGCCCTCTATTTGCCCCTCTAACCTTTCAAGATCATTCTCGCTCAAGCGCCTTAATCCTCCCGTCGATATCATTTTTCCAATTAAACAATGTCTTGAACCGCTCTTCTGTTTGGCTATTCGCCTTTGCATTCTCAAGATTTTGCTTCTTTATCTCTTTCACGTCAACAATAAGCCCGTCAAGTTTCTGCTCGAACCTGCCCATTTCCCTAGCCTCCGTGGTTGAGCGCGTCGAACCGCTGCGCACAAACGATGCTATAGAAATTATGGCCGAAATGAACATCCCTATCAATGATATTGTAGCTACGTCCATGTTGTCACCACCATTATAGTTTATTTTATCTGATATGTCCATACCATTTTGTTAATGTCAACAAAATGGTTATTTAAACCTATCGAATTCGAGAGGTTATCCAATGCCTGGGTACTGCAATGCGCCGTCTTTGTCGGGTGTCAGCGTGACCGGCTCCGTTGCCATTTCACCATTTTCATTCAAATAGTACCACTTCCCGCCGATGTCCTGCAAGCCTTTCAGCATAGCCCCGTCTGCACCGAGATAATACCAGTGGCCGTTATGCATATACCAGACATTTGCTACCATCATTCCGGCTCCATCAAACCAATACCACTTCCCGCCGTCAAGCACCCATTTGTTAGCTACATAACTGCCCGTGTCGCCATTGTAATAGCGCCAGCCACTATTCTCCTCGATCCATCCGGATTTCACCGTTGTGGTAACGCCGTAATGCATTGCTATCGCGGACGCTTCTGCCTGTGCCAGCCGATCAAGGTTATTATCATCAAGCAACCAGGCCGTTGTGGCAGTGTTAGTATGAAACGAATGCTCCAGGATTAACCCCGGCGTTCCTACTGCCGTAGCCCCTCGAAGCACAGCATAATAATCACCGTTATTGCCGCTTCTATTTTGGATTCTGGCGGCCTGTTTGGTTCCGATGTAACTTTCCACCACTTGTGCCAGCAAAAGCCCTACAGCGTCCGCAGAGTGATTTATAGCGCAATAAGCAGCGGGATAGTCGACACTATTATTGACTGTGCTTGCTACAGCATTTGAGTGATTGGAGATGAATAGATCACAACCTTTGGATGCTGCTCCGCGATCATATAAATCCCTGTCAGTTGCCTGATTGGTGCGCGTGGTAATGACCTCAAATCCATGTTGCTGTAAGTACTTTTTTTGCAACTCTGTCAGTTTCCACGCCATGTCTGATTCGTAATACCGGTTGTCTGCCGGTGACTGATTATATTTTCCGTAATGTCCTGCGTCAAGACATATTTTCATCGTTTTCCCTCCATCGTATTGAGTCAGGTTGTTGTTTTCAATGACTGCGCATAGCTTGTCCACGTAGGCCGTATCAGTCGCGTAGCCGCCGTCTTTGATAATCTGTGCCGCTGTCCGGTAATCCGTGCAGCCGGAAAGGCCGGCATAGCGCAATTTATTCCCATTCATGGCTCCCAACAAGTAATCACTGTGATCTTTGATGGACTGCGCAAGCGATTGATACTTGCGAAAGGCTGCCGTGATCGTGTATTCATTGCCGGCAGAATCCTGCTCCTTGGTTTCCTTGCTATATGTGCTGCCGTCCCATTCCGATGCCCATGTGTTCCCGGACAGCGTGGCTTTCATGCCGAATAGGTTGCTTGCCATGACCGCCAGTTCACTCGTTCCATATGCCGATTCCAGACAGGCCTGCGCGATTGTGACGCTTGCAAGGATGCCAGATGTCTGCATGTCAGTTTGGGCAGCTTCAGCGATTAATTTTATGAATATTTGTGACATAATCCTCCGATCAAAAAGGGCCGGAACATTCCCGACCCAATCAGCAGTTGCGATATCGCAATTATTCCGTCACTTCTGGCATGCCAGTAAGTACCGATGTCATCACGGAAGCCACCGCCGCTACTGCCGAAATAGACAGCATTCCAAGCCAATCAACATCGGACACCGCCTGTCCGATTGTAATCATTGTCAAGCCGGTCTGGCAAAAGGTTTTCAATGCTCTCACGCCCGCTGCTTTTACCCATTCTTTGCTCATTCTTAATTCCTCGCTTTCGTTTATGAAATAAAATAACCACCCGCAGGTGGATTGTTGCTCATATTAATTTGTAATGCGGCCGCTCCTGTCCGAACCACCAATACCGAAGCCAATCATCCAATATAATCCCGACCAGCGATACCGGCATCCACAGTATCATGTATTGCGGACATACTTGACCGAGAATATTTCCCGCCATATTGCCGTAATCCCATATCGCCCACCCGAAGCGCAGATTAACAATACAGCCGGTCAAAAACTCCAAGGCCGTTACGATACAGGTTCCAGCCAATATTTGCTGCCAGAGTGGCATTTCCCACGGTATGATCTCATTAATCAACCCCAGACAGACAAAACAGATGCCGCCCAAGACAAACATAGTCCAATGACTGTATCCACGCCAGAGCAATTCAATTACGACATACAGCCCGCCGCCGGTAAGTAGCAGGGTTAAGCACTTGATCGATTGTTTCATGCGCCTCCTCCGGATACTGCCGCAATAATGGCGGCCATGTTATCTGCTAAATCGGCCGGCAAAGCTGCGCCATAACTGATAGCGTCAAGCTCCGCAAATGATTCAGCGCGACGAATCCACGCGTTGAGGTGATTACAGTACGTTGTGTGATATAGCTTGTGTTCTGTCGCGGCCGTGCCGATACTTACGATGTCCGCTGCTTGGTATAATTTACATAGCGTGCCGTCTGCGTGATAGGGGTATACCTGTGCACCAGCTTGTACCGCTGCCACCGCTGCCGACAAATTGATTTGGTCTGTCTCAGTCAGGCTGTAGTGCTCTGTGTTGCCGTCGGTCAGTTGTACGTCAAAGCCAGCTGCAATAGCCATAGCACAAGCCGCTGCTATCTCCTGCAATTTGGATAGTCGCCGTTCTGGTAAGGTTGGTATGTATGGTTCCGGCGGTTCCTGTGGTGTGTCGGTAGGTGCTTGGTATATACTGCCATCATTACTAAGATATATCGTTCGGCCATCGTTCCGATATATTGTTTCGTATCCAGTTATAGTGGTTGCTTCTTCGTCGCCGGATGTGTATAATGTGATATCTCCCCATTCTGCCGGAACTTCGTCAGCGAAAATGATTTGCATAATATTTGGCGTCTGCGGATAAATGCTCTCAATTTCGTATAATTTACCATTGCTTTCGATTTTAATCTTTTCCATTTTTATGCTCCTTTCCTTTCCACGTTAAACAGACGCAGACGGAACAATTATGCTATACGATTTGCCAAATATAATAACGACGGTGCCGTTACTACATGCGATAAACATTGTTCCTAACTAATGATTATTAGAAATACACCTCATGAATTCGTAACGTACCGCCACTGCCAACGGTTTCTGGTGTAATGAACAGAGTGCCATCCGTTCCCATTGCGAGAACTGCATAATGCTGGACATTTGATGTTTTGTACACAATACGCTTGCTCCACGAATAAGACGACGCCCACATGCCGCCGACAGTAGCAACCCCATAAGTAGTTCCTGCCACCCATTCAACGGTATGGGTACCGGCTGCGGAAATGGATTTACATGGTCCAAGGGTACGATAATACAGCGGTATTCCAAAATTTGAAGGGGTCAAAGTATAAGTATTTACCGTAGTTAAATCACTATTTAATTTAGTGACTTGATCCTGCAACACTTTGGCCACCGCCGCCGACACTGGCAACTGTGAGTTATTAGTGACGGCATTATTAACCAGCATGCTCACCGTAAGAATGCCAGTCTTGAAACTGTTAAAATCTTGAATGAATTTTCGGATTTTGCCAGCGACTGTTCTTGTCGTTTCGCCCGCTGCTGGTACGGGAAATTCTCCGGTGATTGTGTCAAATGTCGTTATTTGCGTATTGGAAATATCACCGGTTCTCAGTACTCTATCTTTCAATTCTGCATCAATGATATCGGCATTATCATTAAAATCGCCGATGTTGTAAATGTCTTCTTGTCCCGGCTTGATCAAATTGTAGTTTTCCGTAAAGCTCGCCATTATCCCAAGTCCTCCTCTCTGATTTTAAGATGCGTGAATTGCCCCAGGAACCCATGCGTGTAATCGCTTAGCGCTTGGTGCTGATTGTATCTGATAACGAGTGCATACACCAGATTTGCCGGAATAATCTTGTCAATCGTTATCTTCACTTCATTTACCCAGTTTTTCCCATGTCTCAAACTGGCGATATTCAATGTATGTGCACGATAATTCAATTCATAAGACCACCCACCAGATCCCATGATATTATTCATGATATCCCGCAATGCCGTTTCTGTATACGGGATATCGCTAATCAACCTGTTCAGTATCCGGCCACGTCTAAAATCCAGCGTTTCGGTCAACGGATCGGAAATTATGCTTAAGGCATTTTCCCACTGTAAAACACCCCGTTCTGTGGCTATTATCGGAAATGCATCACGGAATGAATTTTCCGCAGATTCCGATAATGCGTCTAATTCTGGCTGAATCGCATTAATGATTTCCTGAATATCTATGTTGTCATCGTAGATGCGGTTGTAAAAATCCCTTAACATTAATTAATCACCACACTTTCGAGTACCGGCAGGTGTTGAGACAAGGGCGATTGCTGAATGTTTAAATCCGTCGGCGAACCATTGATTAATACATTTGTGACATTGTTGATTCCCGGCAGACTGATTATTGCGGATGTTATGCGCGCGACAAATATTGATAAGCCATCTGAATCAGACCACTGTTTTCGCACTTCCAATATGTATTCAAGCAAAGCATCTTCGATCAATGATTGTAATTGGCCAATCGTGTAGCCGGTTTGCAAATTAACAGAAGCCGTTATATTGATGCTTAATTTGTCAGGCGTTACAACTGTCACCCGATGCCCAATCGGGGCTATTCCAAGTCCTTCTCCGCTGTTCGGGATTGGATCTATTGCGGTCTGCACGACGCCAATAAACTCACTTGTGGCCGGGTTATATTCCGCGTCAATAATGGATACCATCACCGTGCCGCCACCATCCCAGACCGGAAATATTTTGGCCGCCCCGACACCTGGAATAGCTGTCGTGAACTGCTTATAATCGGAAACGTTGCCACCAAATGCGCGATTGTTAATTCTTTCAATTATGCGCTTTCTCAATTCCTCGTCGGTTTCCGTGTCTTCCCCTGGTGTGTATGTTCCAGTGATGGCAGCGGAACCAAGGTTATTGATGGTAAACAGCGGCAAAACGGGACCTAAGTATGTGTTTCCGGCAGTACCGGCAGTTTCGCATTCCAAAAGACAGCGGCCGGTGACTTCGAATCTCTCGATTAATACGAAAATCTGTCCACCAGAAAGCGCAGGGACGGAAAAGCGGCTCCCAATGGTCAAATCAATGGGATTACCGTCCGTATCGGCCATTTCGCCGATCCTGATCGCCCTGGTTGCCTGATTCCTCGTGATACCATGATTGGCGGCCAGATTTTCCAGATTAACGCCGACAGCGGACAATATTGACACCTGCTCTTGAAAAATCGTCGCCACAATACTTTGCTGCGCTAATTCCGCAGCCACCGGCGCAAGGGTATCATATATAATTGATCCCTGCCTCTTGTCCCGTGCTGTGGACACTCTTGCAAGCATCCGTGTCAATGTTTCGTCAAATGATGCCATTTACTGTCACCTCGCTTCCAAACGTACCTCTATCACTTGTTACATTAAATTCAATCAATGCCCCGTCTCTCGATGTCTGGCTTACATTTATTACCGAAACCGCCGTAATTCGATCGTCTTGCAATAGCGCGTCTCTCAATGTTTTTTGTATTGTGTCGCGCAAAAATGAGAACGGCCTACCGATATATTTTTTAAACTCAACTCCGCGATTATCACTATAAATCGGATATGCATAACGCTCCGTTAACAGAATATGATATACCGCCTGCTGTATCGCTTCAATTCCGTCCACGTTGCCGGAAATCTGATTATCGGTGACGCGGTATGTGAATGTCGGGTATTGAACTACGTTGATTTGATCTATTGTGACTCCGCTCACCTGCGGTATCATTTCAGCACGCTCCTTTCGACAAAATAGCGCTGACCAGCATTAAATGACATCAGAGTCACCTTTTCCCCGACCGCAAGATCGCCCCACAACCGAACGGTTTCCCCGGCGACTGTGATTGTTTTCGCTTTGCAAAGTGGAGACAGGACAAGCGCGCCCGCCGGTAGTGGCAATTCTCGGCTTTCCGATGCCATGATCATGATTCGTAGCGGTGATACACTGGCAACGGTTCCGTCGAATATCTCCGACCGTATCACGCTCGCGCTGTCATTGCCAATCCTTGTTACCACTCCGGCCAACCTGTTAGCTGATATTCCCATATACACCTCCTGCTATAGAAACCTCCAGCTGCATCGTGTGAAGCCCCTGCTGGTAGTTGTGTGATGCCGATACTATCCACATATCCTGTTTGATGCCCAGCTTGGCGATCGACAGTGTAAATCCGCTACCGGCGATCAGTTCCGGCACGCCAAGCGCATTTAGTTTCAAGGTCTGCGCTTCTCTGTTATATCTTTTTAGGTATTTGGCGGCTAAATCCGTCATTTGCTCGACGGTCATCGGCGTGTCGATTTCTTCGACCATCTGCAACACACCCCATTGCTTTTGTGATTCCGTGTAGGGTGACACGTGGGAGATTATTCTTCCGACATCTTTGTCAGTCCGCGTTATCTTGATTCGGTTGTAGACATCCTTGTCAATGCTGAGCTTGTATGTGTAGTCCGTCAGCAATGAGCCGTCGCCAATAATATAATTTGTCTTGCACTGTGCCAGCTCCGTAAATTCGAGCGTGCCGAAATTATCACGGATGAAGTAATACTTCCCGACCTCATGAACGATTGACTGCTCAATACCGTACTGAATGACCTCGTACAGCGTGCCATTGTGTATCTTGTATTCCGGAATCCACACTGACGGCGTAACGACCTTATACCGTGATTCAGTTTTACGCCCGGCAGATTCGCCGAAGTTCTCACTGCAAACCAGCTCAAATATCTGGCTGGCGGTCACACCCTCGGTAACATAGACTTCTTTGTTTTGCAGATACCGAATCTGGTCATAGGCAGTTATTTTGTTGTCGCCATCTCTGGAGGTTTCCATCGAAAATACATAGCCGTAAAATATGCCCCGGCCATTGACGGAAAATTTAATGATACTGCCATTGACGATTTGCAGTCGGTTGCCCGGATCGTCGCGCACCGTAAACGTGCACTTTCCCGGCTGCCCACTGATAAATGTGTCGTGCGTTACGGAATCCACCAAGGTTGTAATATCGTACATCGTGCCGGTCAATGTATTTTGGCATTGAATAGTGTATTGCATTAAGTCACCCACCCTTGCGGAATCACATAGACCTGTCCGGGATAAATAAGATTCGGATTACTACCGACCACCGCTTTATTCGCCGCGTACAGCTCCGGCCAGTTCGCGCCGTTCCCGGACAGCCGCCTTGTGATTGCCCATAAATTATCGCCACTCTTGACTGTATAGGTCTGTGGTACTGATTCGGTGTTGTCTTTTCTCGGCTCTTCCGGCACCGTCGCACTGGCAGCCCCTTCCACTGCTTGCGCGACGATGATTTTAGCGCCATAGGGGCGGTATTCCGACAGCGACAGGCTGTAATATACCCTGTGCTCTTCTCCCGCCTTACGAGTATGCTTAAAGTCGTCAACAACCACATCCATGTTAATGTCAATGTCACTCGCCGTGAATTCACCGGCCCGCTCGGAATCCCGCCAGTCTTCAATGAATTCAATGAACTCGTCGCCATCGTCTTCGATAAAACTTTCGATCACAAAAGTGGCAAGGCCCGGCTTGCGCGGAATTACAACCTCGCCGGTTCCGATAATATTAACTGTTTCGTTGTTCCCGGGTATTGATATTTCGATTTCTTCCGGCGCGATCGGTAACTCGTAATCGCCGTCACTTGTTTCAATAATGATATCTATCATGCCAGCACCACCCTCGAATCCGCAGCTTCTTCAAGCACTGCCGCTATCTCTTCGACAATAGAATTAACGTCAGCTGTTTCCCTGACTGTGCCAATATTCAAAGACAGCTGTGGCGTTAATGTCTGATAGGTTACCTGGTAATCGATGGTTGCTAAATCCATCAATAGTTTAATGTCTTCGCCGGAAATCTTGACTTCGCCGGTGGTTTTGAGTGCTTTTCCACCACCTGATCCGGAAGTTACATCACCGAGCGCACTTTCAACACCGGAAGCTGATTTGAAAATCCCCTCAATAAGATCGCCATTGTCGCCAGTCGCCCTAAGCTCTGCTATATTGGCCTGACGCGCAGAATGCGCTGCACGAGCTTCGGCAGCCATTGTGTCTATAGCTTCCTGCCGTTTCAGCTGATTCCAAATCATATCTGCTTCGGCTGTTGCGATATCGGCCGCCCTTCCTTGTTTCGCCGCTTCATTTTCCGCTGCGGCAGTGGCAGCAAAAGTAACATGTTCAATTGCTTCGATGCTTACCCCCGGGATACTTCCCAAGGCACCGATAAACTTATTAATAATGTCAATAGCACCATTGACCATGTTTTGCAAAATGGTAAGAACATTCACCTTCATGTCACCCATATATCCGGCTATTGCGGCCCCTGCCTTTGACATTCCCAAACTCATTTTATCCCATAGATTCAGCACGGCATAAACGCCGGTCTTAAACCCGATATTAGCCTTGTCACTGGCAGAAAGAACCGCATCGACCACTGTTTCCCACGCGGCCCGAACTCCACCCATTGAGTTTATCCACACGGCTATCGCCGCAACTACGGCAACAATGCCTACTATTATCCAGGTTAAGGGATTAGCTAAAATGGCAGTATTCCATAACCACTGCGCCACTGTAACCACTCCGATTATTACTGCCAGTGTACCTAACGTTGCCGCAAGTACGATTGCGATCGGCGCAATCACATCCATGTGCTCTGCAATAGCTTCAAGGGCTGGATTCAATGCGGATGTTAATAATTCCTTGAATTGAAGCACATAGGGATACAGTTCGCCGCCTATAGTTTCTTTTAAGTCACCCGTGGCGTTGTTCATTTGGATAATCTTTCCAGCATCAGTTCCAGCAATTGCTTCTGCTAAACCGCCCCATGTTTCCGTTGTTACTTCGGCAACTATCGCTACTTTGGCAGCTTCGAGGCCTACGCTTTCCACGTAAGCTCTCGTTTGCTTGTCTAAAGTTTTCAAGGACTTTACACTGTCGTCCTGTAGTGCGAGAACTGCTTTTTGAGATTCAGATACGATAAACCCCTTTTTCGTAAGCCCTTCATATTGCCCTTGGAGCGCTTTGCCCAATGCTGTAGCATAGGAAACCGCAGCCTGCGTTCCGAGTTCTGGCGCTCCCTCATTCATACCTATGGCAAAATCCGCGAATGTCGGCATAAGTGCGGTTAGAGCTTCCGTGTCCGATATATAAGTCGCCAACTCTGCCAGCCCAGCGATCATTGTTTCGTCGCCGATAGTGGTTTTTGCCTGTATCGCAGATGCTTCTTCGAGAATGGATTTGTAATCTTCAAACGCTACGCCTTGGTTGGCCAAAACGACTGCGAGGGAAGTTTCGGCCTGTTTCTGGACATCATACAAGCCTGTTAATTTGCCAATCTCATTAATTCCCGATTTGACAAGCGCCAATCCTTTTCGCGATACTTCCAGCGCTGCGTTGAAAGCCGTTATCTGTCCTTCCTGGCTTTCGAATCCTTTATTATTTTTGACCTCGTTGAGACTCTGATTCATTTGATCAATCGCCGCTGTCGCAAGTTTGGCATCAGCAGCCGCCTGTGCGAATTCTGGCCCGAGCTCCGCACCCTTAATGCTGCGTATGGCGATAAGGGTGCTATTCATGGCTTTTACTATGCCCTGCATAGGTTTTGATATTTTGTCCTGCAATGCGAGCGTGCTGCTAATTGTAGACATCGATCATCACCTGCCCCTCTTCTTTGGCCTTGATTTTATTCCTGCCAGCCGCTTTTTTTCTGCATCAATTTTGTTTTCGATACACGCAATCACAAATGCTTTTTCTGCTCGTGGAAGATTGGCGAACTCTGACGGCTTATATCCCATATTCAACACGGCATATTGACAAGCCGCCATTTCCCCATCTTCCGTGATTAGTTTTTTATTTCTTTAATTTCTTCGTTAATATCATTTGTTTCTGCGCCAAACCCGCTAATCTCAACTATCGCATCCGATAACGCTTGTACTTCTCCCGCCAGAAATTTTCTTGTAATAAATTCCCCTGCCGTTGCACATTTGGCATCGGATAGAAACTTTGCGTCTGCCAGATTCGGTTCAATTACGTGACCAGTTATAATCAGCATGTTAAATTTACTGGAATCGAAATCCATGCCTTTTTTATTGATCTTGCCTTGGCTTTTATTGCGGTAATCAGACCATTGTTTTTCGTCCATTGGCCTGACGGTAAACGTTCCCAGCCTTTTGCTTACATATACTTCTTCGGTAAATTCCGATACATCCGGCAGTGCCAATAAATCCTGTAATCTGCTCATAATTTAAGCCTCCTTAAATTGGTTCATTGAAAAATTCCAAGCCATCCACCTGGCTAAATGTAAAATCCACACTCCCTTCAAGTGCTTCATTGTCCACGTCAAGTTGAATAATTTCGCCGCCATTAATACTCACCTGCCCCAATTTGATCGCTTGCCGCCCTGCTGAACTGGCCGGATCATCGTTGGTAGCTGTAATTGTGAAAAACGGCATGACTCCGGTTTTTGCGCCTCTGATCATCATTCTGACAAGAATCGGTGATAACCAATGATAAGTAAGTGATCCCGTTCCTGTCCATCCAGCGTACTTGTGTCTTGTTGCTCTGTCTCCAAGCACGTTGTACTCGCTTTTATTGAATTCTATAGTTGCGGTTAGAGTTTTTATCTCACCCAATGTTACGACATTTCCGTCGATAACTGCGGTAACAATTCCCTCCCTGCCATGGACGGGAACCGCGTCAAATGCTAATGCCATTTACTTTCCTCCTTTACGAAACATATACGGTCATGTATAAGATCGCCATTGCTGCGACCGGATTAATAGCAACTTCCACAACAACAGCATCCTTTGCCGTTCCGGCTCCGACTATAAGGGTTTCGCTGTCAAAGTTTTCAATGGCACCTAATCTTTGTAGCTCATTAAAATAAGTCAGCAATACAGATTTAAGCGTAGAACGGCCATCAGCATTGTTCTGAACTTTGCCCTTAAACGACCGCTCCCATGTATCCGTTACGGTTGTTCCAACCTCCGACATAACCCTAACAACTTGATTCAGTTGCATACCTTCGGATAGTTCGCTTGTAAACGTGTGGAGACTGTTAATGTCATTAACAACAGCGATTTCGCCACTCTGGTTAGTAGACAAAATAAACATTCCTCTTTCCAGAGCATCCTCGATTTCACTGCGCGTGCGCTCATTTAATATCCTCGTAGCACCAGCAAATACTTTGCCCACATTGGATTGCACAATAGAGGCCCCTGCTGTGATACCGGCTGCCCATGCGGTAGCTTCTTCTGCTGTAACTTCCACGCTACCCATCATGACGCCAACATCAGAGTTAAGCACGGCGCGATCGTCTGCGCTGGGATAATTAGCAACCACAACCTGGACATATCTTCCTTCGTCATTCCACATTTGATTTGCGAAAGAAGCAAACTGCGCCGCAAATGCCTCATTGTCTTGGGTAAGCGCCATTGTTTGCCAGCGGGCTTTGCGCGCAAGCGCCAAATAGCTCGGGTATGCCGTTGCTGTGTTTACCGTACCGTCCGTGCCGCCGGTAAGTGAAATTCCTGCATTGACCGTCAATGCTCCAAAACCGCTAAATTCCACATAAGCGTTATTTTTAAGTTCCTGCACAGTAGATACGGGTTGTGCATCCCGGCTTATTCCGGCGACAAAGGTTGTGACAGTAAAAACACCATCCGTTTCCGTAACCATAATTGTAATCTGATTGCCCTTTGTACCAGGATAAACAGCCCGCGCCGTCAGTCCGCCGCTTGTCGCCGTGGCTTTTACACCGCCGCTATTGAGCCTGTAAACAAGGGCCTTGTAGCAATTGGACAACATAAGATTGAGCACTTTTGATTCTTCATCAAACGCCGTGAATCCAACCTTTGAAAGACTGTTACCATCGATTAAATCTGTACTGAATACTTCTATCAATTCACCTTCCGGGCCCCACGAAAGCGGTATGGCAAGTGTGCCAATTCCGCGGTCACCCACAACCATTAATGGCTGCGCCACGGCGGTAAAATTTAGATATGTATCCGGTATACGCTTGTTTTGAGACGTCCACCGTCCACCCATATAATTACCTCCTTAAAATTATGTATAATAAAAGCACCTGCCGCCTTTGGCAGATGCCGTCAAATCTTAATGTCTGATTCAATCTGTTCCTGCAACGGTCCGAGTTCAACCGGCTTCGTCGCCATAACGGATACATTGCAGAAAAAGTGGAGTACGCCGTCAACCTTTTCTGTCCTCCGGCCAGTTAATCGCACTGGCATGCCGTTCCACGTGATATATTCCAAGTCCGACAGCATCCGGATACTTATATCGTCAAGCTGCTGCTGCAAAAGGTTGACGCTACTTGGATCGGCAGCGACATGATAACGAATTGTCACAAAATAAGAAACCATCCAGTGGTTGCGGCGTTCCGGTTGTATGTCAAGCGTCAACTGATTGACAAAAAAGTGGGGGTATACAAGCAACTGAACCGGCGCTGTTTCCCGAAACCGCATTACACCCGGGAATGCCTCGCCCAGGGCTATTACAAGTCCGCTGGTGACGCTGGTTGCCATGATCTCGTACAATGTTACACCCCCTGCCTGACGCTCATCGTCGCCTCTTGTCGCGATTGATTGACCACCGGCGCGCCGATAACACCCTCGTAGGTTTCAAGCACTGTGCCGTCAAACGCCAGTTTTCGCGCTACAATTCTGTCAGCGTTTTGCAGGTCGATTCCCACGGCACAATTAATGCGCAAAGCGTGGATGATAGGCACAGCGCCTACTGCCACAGGGTCAGGGTTATCAACGTCTGAAAAAGATATGTGAACCTTGATACCGGAATAGAATGGCACATTCGGATCGCTCGGGGCAAATGAGCCGTCGGGCAACTCAATCAATGTCGCCCTGTAAACATCTATTTCATCGGCATCCATATACTCGCCTATGATGCCGCCTATCTGTCCGAAGTCGAAACCAGCCATACCATCACCTTCCTTCCGTTATCCTATATGGCAGTCTAAAACTAAGAATCTGCGCCTCTCGCTGCTCCAAGCGGTTTTCTGCCCATAGTTGCGCTTGTGTCGTATCAAAGCTCACACTACTTCCGGCCTCGCTGATTGAGGTTGCCTTCCCCGTCGTGCCGCTTGTATTGGACAACTCTCTATACATATCCATGACCATCATAGCGGCCTCACCTTCAAGCGCTGCGGGCAGTTCTTGGCGATTGGTGGTGTTTAGTATGTTTTGCGTTACGATGCCGATATACAGCGTCAGAATCGCGTCCTTTGAAGTGTCCGTTATCCCCAGCAGGGTTTTTATGATGTCAAGTAGGTTCATCCGCCACCTCATCCTTTGTCAATTTCCTGCCGCATATAGGACAGTAATTGATTTCAAAATATCCGTTTGCCATGTGATCTTTAATCAGAACAATGCCCGGTGTATCATTTTTTGCCTGATGAACCACTGCGATTTGCGGACAACTACCATCCGCTGCGCCTTTATTAATTTTAATATCCACGCCAATGCCAATTGATTTTGAACAATATTTACAATTCATCCGTCACCGCCTCGCTTTCCGGCGCAAATATGCTTTCCTTCTTCGATTTTTTCGCAGCCGTTTTTTCAGGCTCTGGTTTCTTTTCTGCCCGCTCCTGTCGTTTGTTGATTATCTGTTGTCGTGAAAGTTCTGTCAGCATGTGTATCACCGTCCTTTATTCTCTGGCGGGAACAATATCGTAATCAATGATTTCTAATTCCGCGAAATCATCAGGATTAAATATCCCTATCCAAAAATTCCCGATATACCGTTGTCTGTTAATTACGCATTCATTATAAAATCTGATCTCGTTGATGATCTCCTTGTCATTTACTCCAAATTCGTCTTCATACAAACCGCTGTCCAGTTTATATTCAATAGATTGTCGGTAGTTTTGAAATTCCAACAAGTCCCCATCAACCAAAGCATGAGCACCAATCGCAATCGGAACACAGACCATCAATCCCCCCACGCCGATTACCATCGCGGCAAAAGCAAAACCATTGTCATCAATAAATTTCCAATATATTATTCCTCCGATAAGAAGAATAACAAAAATCCATAATAGCATAACTATCGCTCCTTTTCTTATCCGCTCCTGGTTATAAGCACAGAAAAAGGCGGGAGAGCGTAACCCGCCTACGGTTCATGATACCGTTCTATGCTGTTAAAGCCTTATGGCATTTAACCTTGTTCGTCAGCCTTGCGAAGCGCGTTGATAACCTGCCGTCGCGTCTTCCCACTGATATCAATTTGCCTTTCGGCGACAAGGGCAGCCAACGCTTCGTCGTCCATGTCATTGTAATCCGTGGATTCTTCTGAAACAGCAGGAGCAAGGGTTTCCCCCTGCTCCGGTTCAATGTCGATTATTTCAGCGACATGGGCATTGAGTAATTTTATTGCCCGCTCTTTCGATACGGTGAGTTCCTCGCCTTTGCTAACCCATCCATCAAGCTCCGCATCATTGTAGCCTTGTGTAACCTTTATTTTGAAAATCATACGCGGCCTCCTTAGATGGATCCCTTGTTATGCGTATACACGCCCGTAAGCTTGTTATCATAAACAAAGCAATCATGGTACAGCCGGAACTGGTATTTCCATTCGTCCATGTCCTGATTCACATCAGGGTCGAACAGCTTCGGAACGGCCAGTTTTACAGCCTGCACAATTGCGTTTGGCTGGATGATCATGAAATTTACGGGGCTTCCATTAGGAACAAATCCCCAATCATCCGTTCCCGTGCCGGGCTTCAAGTTAATGGACGTATAAAATCTTGCGGGCGGCACATAAGTAATCGGCATGCCATTGTACTGATTTGCGATAGTGTTAATTGTTGTGTCGCTTCCCCAGCGTCTGTCAAGAGCCTGATTCAGTGCGGGCTGCAAATCTGAATTAATGAACAGCCGTCTGCCCTCGGCGGTTACTTCCCCAGCGTTCATACTTCTGGTTCCTTCGTCGATTGCGTCAACGATGTTGTCACGATCGAGCACGCCGGCCACGCTCCCCGCGCCTTTTGCGGCATATTTCGCAAAGCGGTATGCATCTAATTCCGGAATCATGTGTTCGCGGGTGAAATTACCGATCAAGGTGCCGAATGTCAGATTCAGAGTTTCCTCATTATCCATCCGGTCTACTCCAAGCTCGACACCGCGCTCAATTTCAAGCAGGAAATTTTTCCATACAGCTTTTGCCGATCCTCTCGGATAGCCGTTTTCTCTGTTGTAGTCTCCGAATCCTTTTGTCGACACCTGTAAGTATTTAACCTCCGGCGTGTTGGTGAAATCGGGCTGAATAGCCGCATCCATTCCGGCGGTCATGCTATCGGCCTTATAAATAAGGTCGACTATTGCTTGATATTTTGTTACTAATTCGATTGTGTTTGCCATTTGTAATCACTCCTGTTATTTTATTTTTGCTACGTCAATTCCCGCACCCTTTGCAAACGCGGCCAGATTAGGGTCTACTGCTGTACTGCCGCCTCTACTTCCGTCTTGCTGGAAGATTGACACGCCTACGGGAAGTTGTGGGGCTGGAGCCGGTGTTAGGGCGCTCTGCGTTTGAATTGGAAAATCCACTAAAGCTGCATCAAGCGCCTTTTCAAAGTCACCGTCTTTGTCCAGATAGCTTTCGGCCAGTTTTAAATATTTCGGGGCTTTGTCGGTAGGGATGCCTTTGCTAATCGCCGCTATCTGGCGCTGTAAATCCTGTACCTGTCCGGTAAGTGTCTGGTTTGTTCCGGTTAATTCCTGCATGGCTTGCTCCGGGGTCTGCTGCTTGGATTTCCATTCGGCTGTCATTTTGTTGATTGAATCAGCGTCCATTCCGTTTTGCTGGAGCATAGATTTAAAAACAGCTTCCATCTTCTTCTCTGCGGCCTCTGTGGCTTTTGCGGCTGCCTGTGATGTAAGTTGTTCGATATCCACCGTTGCCGCGGTGGCGGGCGTTGTGGCTGCCTGTGTGGGCATAGTGACCGGCGCTGGAGCCGTTGATGTAGCTGGTGTTACTGGTACTGCTGGCGTTGTTGGTGCCTGTGCCTGTTCGCTCATATTAAATCCTTTCATCCGCTTCGAAAGCGTTACCGTTTATGGGCCGTCGCCCGTATTTTTGCAATAAAAAAAGCCACCCACCTCCGATTAGGAAATGAATGGCTCTATGGCTCTAATTATTTTATTGTTTTGCATAGTCTAGCTTTATTTCATAATACGCTGATCCCGATGCGTTTAAAAAGTAATCATTTTGATGCTCTGTCAAACATTCGTATGAGCAAAAATCAAGATTTTTTACGCTTTCGTGGCTGCTATTACCCCAATCGTTGTGTCCGGTGATTACCTCGTAATATCTCTTTCCCGCCTGCCCGCATTGTTCCATTCCTATCGTTTTGCCGCATTTATCGCAATAGATTCCAGATGGAATATCTTTGAATACGACTTGCTCAACTCTTTTATACTCTTTCATCTTTTTGGCTCTCCTTTTGGCTCTTATTCCTCTTCTCTTTCACACTGGCAATAGTGACATGCCTCTTCCATTTTTAAATTAATAATTCTTAAAAATTCTTCGTTGCTCAGATGTGCTATTTCTAACAATGACAAAAAAATACTGACACCGCCAGGTACACAGCGATACTTCATTTTGAGTGTCGGGTGCGTTGATTCTGTGATCACTTGACAGAGTGGACATCTATCCCAATATGTTTTCGCTGATTCCGTCACGTGTTCTGGAATCTCTACCGGCCAATTATTAACGCGGGTATTGTTTTTAATTTTAATTTCTTTCTCACCCCGGCAAGATTTGCACCAACAGAAAACACCTTCGCTCTCGGCATCACCGTTGTATGTCGCTATTCGCTTTCCGCAATCGGGGCATAGGTAGTCATGTTTCATTTGTCACCGCCTTCATAAAACGCCCACCTGGGCGCGGGGTTATTCCTCGATTTCACATTTGCATTTGCATTCAGTTGCATACACGGTGTTTATCAAATACAAATATAACTCTTTCGGGTCAAACTCCAGATTATTGTCCTTCGCCAACTCAAAA